TCAATCAAGTCGACGAACCAGTGTAATCGATTTTCTTTTGCTCTTTTTGCGAGCAATGTCTATCAAACTGCACACCGGTCCGTGCAGGATTTCAAGATCTTTGTTTGAAAATGTGCGCAGGGTCGAACGAAACTTTTCCCAGTCTCCACGAAGAAATATGTTGATGGGAATACTTCTATTGCTTTCCCACCACCAAGTGTTGGCAAGTTCTAGGAATTGCAGTTTGTCTTCTTGTGTGAGCACAGCACCAAAGTCGTAGATGGTTGTAACAGCATCGTCCCGGTTTTGAACTATTCCAATATACTCGTTGCTGGCGTAAACGCAAAGAGTTATAAAGGGATATTTTTCCGCCAGTTTTTCAAAGATGTTATTACCCATAAATACGTTTTGAGGATCCTATGTATTCAACCACCATTTACTTATATCAACAAATCATTCGGGTATTATTGATTGACACCAGTGGTGGATATTTTTCAATGAGGTACGACCCAGTGTATGCAAAAACTTTAACTGTCAACAAAGGTGTAGACAACGTGCTGTTGTTTGAATTCATCAACCAAGACCAAAAACCTGTGAATATCACAGGCAGCACATTCCGTTTTAGATTGTTGAACCAAACTGGTGATGAATTACTGCTTGAAAAAGACATGACTGTGCTCAGTGCCAGTTTGGGACGGGTCAAAGTTGTGCTGGACACAGCAGATACCATTAATATACTAGCACAGCCAGGCAGCTACAGCATTGAGCGCACACAAGGCAACTACGTACAGGCTGCATTCACTGATGACAATGCTGGCGCCAGAGCAGATTGCAACATTGTAGATTCAGTATTGCCCGAGTTCATAGCCAGCCAACCGGTGACCATGCCCACAATAAATGGCAAAAATTCGTGGCCACAGACACCACCTACCAGTTACCCTGACTGGGCATTGACACCGCAGCCGTTGAGTAGAAATTATCTCACCGAATATTACAGCAGCGAAATACCAACATCAGGCGCCAGTTTGACCACCATCAAGTATGATCTGGTGCATTATACCGGCACAGTCAAAGTGCAGGCTGCACAGGATTATGAGTCAGTTTGGACTGATGTCACAGACAGTACAACTTATTTGGATGAATCTGGTACCTTTTACATAAATGTTGTGGGATTTCATCCGCTGCTGCGCCTGGCATTGAATAACAGTCAGGGCTATGGTGCCACAGCCACAGCCACAGTGGTCAACGGTGTTGTCACAGGTATTTCAGTGACCGACGCCGGCTCGGGGTACATGGCAGCACCTTGTGTGAAAATTTTGGGCAACGGAGCCGGGGCCGAAGCCACGGCCGCTTCATTCACAGGCCCAAGTGGAATTGGTGCCATCACGGTGACCAATGGTGGTGCAGGTTACTTGCCCTTGAACTTTGGTGGCACCGAAGCACAGGCTGTGACAGTGCTGATCACAACCGGTTATGTGACCAATATTCTTTATCGTTAACTGTTGCTCTGCTGAACAAATCCTGCTATACTGCTTAGATGCTTGACATCCTGAGTTATCTGCCTGCAAAACGCAAACAAACACCTTCGGGTTGGTTGAGTTTCAATGCGGTGTGTTGTCAGCACAATGGATCAACACAAGATCGTCGAGGACGTGGTGGCCTCAAAGCCACTGAGGCGGGATGGACTTGGCATTGCTTCAATTGTTCATACACAGCCAGTTTTATCTTGGGCCGTACTGTAAGTTATAAGGCTCGAAAACTCTTGGGTTGGTTGGGGGTTCCTGATTCAGAGATAGAGATGTTGAATCTTGAAAGTCTGCGGCATCGAAGCATCAATGGCATCTTAGAAGATCGTCAACAGATGTGGAACACACTAAGCGGTGTGTCATTTGAAGAACGAGACCTGCCACCATTTGCTGAACTGCTGACACCTGAGCACAAATTCTACTGGGACTATGTGCGTGGCAGACATGTGCCTGAAGACTTTCCAGTCATGGTGCAGATACAAAACGACGGCATCCATTGGACAAGATTGCATGTGGTCATACCCTTTACCCATGACAATAAGATTGTGGGATACACCTGTAGATTTTTAGATGACCGGCAGCCCAAGTTTATCAGCGACAGTCAACCGGGGTATGTGTTTGGCACAGACTTACAGCACTCAGACTGGCAACATGTTATAGTAGTAGAAGGTATCTTTGATGCACTCAGCATTGGCGGTGTGGCTGTAATGCACAACACCATAAGTGATGCGCAAGCAAGACTGATACGCAGTTTAGACAAATCAATAACAGTGGTGCCAGATCAAGATCGGGCAGGTATTGAATTGATTGATCGTGCGCTAGAACTGGGTTGGGCAGTGAGCATACCAGACTGGCCCGAAGATTGCAAAGATGTCAACGATGCAGTGATAAAGTTAGGCCGACTAGGAGCCCTACTAACTATAATGCAATCAAGAGAGACCAGCCGTATCAAAATTGAATTACGGAAGAAGCAACTTGTAAAACAACTACAATCAAATACAAAATCATGAATAAATTTTCAAGTCTAATATATCTTCGACAGCAGCACTCATCGGTCTATATTCAGAGTTGTATATATGCCGGAATCACTGCTTGGTTCAGTCAACAGGATCGATTTGCTGAACTAGAGTTCTCAGACAAAATTGATACCTTGTTTGTGACAGATCATGCCTTGTCGTGGCCAGATCTGAACTTAGATTTTAAAAATTCAACCACTGCTGAGAGAAAATATTATGGATTGCCGAGTGAAGGCAGTCCTGAATATTGGTTTGATCTTGATAACTGGCACAACACAACGTTGATTGCTGGTTATGACCATTTAACACAGTGGCAAAACAACAATGTCAGTTTTGGGTTTGATTGGTTTGATTTTCACATGCATAAAATAAACGGAGATCCAAGAATTTCCCAAGAAATCAACAAACAAAGTATCAGCAACGCCAGGTTTGATCTGTTGGTCTTACGAGGAGCAAATAAATTTCAGCGAGTACAATGGTTATCGTTGCTCCAAGAAAGATCCGCCGATTTAAAGGTGGTCACAGATGGTATACAAACAGAACTAACCACTGACTATACAACAACAAATCTTGGTTACGAACAGTATTTTAATAAATTCAATTGTGAAAAATTTTCAAACTACGCTATGCTTTCAAGTTTTTACGATGACACAGATTTGTTAACTCTTGACATGGTACCACACAGGAAAATGTTCAATGATTGTCTAGTTAACATGATACTAGAAACCACAGTGCGTAATACAGACAGTCCTTATCTGACAGAAAAAACTTTTAAACCATTAATACATGCACGACCATTTGTTATACTTGGAGATACCAACTGCTTGAGAAAATTAAAGAGTGAGGGATTTAAAACTTTTGATAAATTTTGTGATGAAAGTTATGATTCAGAAACTGATTTAGACAAACGCATAGAAAAAACGTTAGACAGTACAATTCAGTTGATATATGCTTGCCGACGCCATCCAACAGAGATTGATGAAATTTGTCAACACAATCAGCAATTATTTTTTGATAGAACTAGACTTGAGCGCAAACTTGCAAAATTTGGCAAACTTTGCTTGACCCAATTATACAACGTGGAGACAGAATAGTGTTAAAAGACTACGGACTCGACGTTCAAAGATTATTTTTAGAAATAATTCTTGAAAACGCTGAGTCGTATCTGAGAGTGTCTAATATTTACAATCCGCAAAACTTTGATCGAAGTCTACGTCCAGCGGCTGAGTTCATCAAGGAACATTCAGACAAACACAAGACATTGCCCGAACGCACACAAATCTCGGCCACCACAGGCATTCGGCTACAAGCGGTACCTGACTTGAACGAAGGTCATTTTGATTGGTTCATGGCAGAGTTTGAACAGTTTACCAAGCGCCAAGAACTGGAACGTGCTATTCTCAAAGCCGCAGACATGTTGGAAAAAGGCGACTATGATCCTGTGGAGAAACTGATCAAAGATGCAGTACAGATATCTCTAACTCGGGACATGGGCACAGATTACTTTGCAGACCCAGCAGCTCGTATCAACAAGTATTTCAACTCGGGTGGACAAGTTTCAACAGGCTGGCCACAACTGGATAGATTGTTGTATGGTGGATTTAGTCGTGGCGAACTCAACATCTTTGCCGGGGGATCGGGTTCGGGCAAGAGTCTTGTGATGATGAACATTGCACTAAACTGGTTGCAGCAGGGTTTGAGTGGTGTGTACATCACACTGGAACTGTCAGAAGAACTCACAAGTTTGCGAACAGATGCTATGTTGACCAATATGAGCACCAAGGATATTCGCAAAGACATCGATACCACAGAACTCAAAGTCAAACTGGTAGCCAAGAAAGCCGGCAACTATCAAGTCAAAGGTTTGCCGGCACAAAGCAACATCAACGACATACGTGCATATTTGAAAGAGTATCAAATACAAACAGGCAAACGTGTGGACTTTGTGATGATTGACTATTTGGACTTGTTGATGCCCGTAAGTGCAAAAGTTTCACCCAACGACCTGTTTGTAAAAGACAAATATGTCAGTGAAGAACTGCGTAACTTGGCCAAAGAACTGGGCGTACTAATGGTAACTGCAAGTCAGTTGAATCGATCAGCTGTGGAAGAACAAGAATTTGATCACAGCCACATTTCAGGTGGTATATCTAAAATCAACACAGCAGACAATGTGTTTGGTATCTTTACCTCACGATCTATGAAAGAGCGTGGCAAGTATCAAATACAGTGTATGAAGAGTCGAAGCTCGACCGGCGTTGGTCAAAAAATTGATTTGGAGTACAACATTGAAACCATGCGCATTACTGATGAAGGCGGAGAAGATGGAGACACTTATTCAAAGAAACCATCGGCTTCAATCATGGACTCGATCAAGGCCCGTAGTCAAGTCAGCCCGGCTGGAGATGAAAAAAAGATAACTCCATGGGACAGTGCGGAGCCTGCCAAAGTCACAGCAGACGTTCAAAGTGCAAAACTAAAGCAACTGCTGGGCAAGATCAAAACATCATGACCGATATTTTTTGTCCAATGATACACGGCGGCCTCAATATTGATTTAAAGACAAATGGCTTACTTCAATACAATCAGTGTTGTTTAAGCACGACTCAACATTCTCAAATGATAGATGATACTGTAGATTGGCACACTGGCATATTAACAGAATCACGAGAAAAAAATAATCAACAACAGTGGTTGCCTGGTTGTTGGCAATGTGAGCGTTTAGAAAAAACTGGAGCAAAGAGTTTCAGAAACTCAATGATTGAAAAGTTTGGAGTTCGAGAGAATTTATCCGGACCCCAAAGAATTGATCTTTTGTTTGATAGAAGTTGTAATCTAGCCTGCAGTACTTGTGGCCCTCACTCAAGTACTATGTGGAGCAAACATCTCAAAGACAATAATTTAAGTATCCCTATTGTGTCAGAAACGTCAAACCTTGACAATATAAAATCTATTTTAAGAAAACTAGATTTAAGCAACATTGGTATGATACAATTTTGTGGTGGCGAAACTTTGTTGGGTAATAGTTATTGGGAAGCCGCAGAACTGCTGGCTGAATTGGTTTCTGATGCAAAAGACAAACTTGAATTAGGATTTCAAACCAACGGTACACAATCTATAGATCCCAAACACTACGATTTAATTGATAAATTTAAATTGGTAAAATTAATGGTAAGCATCGATGGGGTTGGTGAAAAATTTGAATATCTTAGATGGCCCGCAAGTTGGAATCAAACTGTTGACAATATTTTAAATTTAAAAGACACATTGCCCAGTAATGTGATGTTTTTTGTACAAGAATGCACTAGTTGTTTGAATTTATTTTATTCTGATGAAGTTGGGAACTGGGTAAAAAACAATTTCAATTGCAATCGCGAAGGTGATCCAACAGATCATAATACGCAATTGGCCAATCATGAATATCTTAATGTAAACAACATTACTGTTGAATATTTAGATGCCTTGGCCGGCACCCCTATTAGTAATGTAATTGATTCGAACTGGAAAGAAAACCCTGATGACATCAGGCAATTCATTACAAAAACAGAATTTTTTGATCGAATCCGGGGACAAGATTGGAAAAAAACTTTCCCCGAAGTTGCTGAGTTTTATCGTAGATACCTTTAGGCCACTGCACCCTTGATCACTGCATAACGTATAACAACTGCTGGGCAAGATCAAAACTGGTTAAGCCGCAGTGATCACAGCAGTCCAAGTGGTTGAACCATCGGTGTTGACGTACATTCGATCGTTGGTGGTGGTACCATCTGTACGCAGATACAACGATCCTTTTGCAGCACTACATGTAGGTGCACCTGACCCAAAGAATATGCCAAGATTGGCTGTGCTGGAAAATTTATAACCAGCACCTGTGGTGCCGCCAGCAGGCACGGCAGTACCTGACAGTATAGTAGCATTGCCCACAGCAGATATCACTGCACCCGACAGCACATTGCCACCGGTGATATTGCCTACACTGGTCATTGTAGCCAAACTTAATACATTACCGCCATTAACATTACCAGTTGCAGTGATACCTCCACTGGCCTGCACGTTGCCGCCAACTATATTGGCCGTAGCAGTGACACCACCACCAGTGAGCACATTGCCCCCAGTGACATTGCCTGTAGCACTGACCACACCACCAGTGTTGATGTTGCCGCCTTGAACGTTGCCAGTTACACTAACAGTTGTACCTGTGTGTATAGTTGCATTGACATTGGCAGTAAGTACATTGCCCCCAGTGACATTGCCCGTAGCACTGACCACACCACCAGTGTTGATGTTGCCGCCAGTTACATTGCCTGTGGCTAGAACAAGTCCACCAGTGAGCACATTGCCGCTGTTGACATTGCCGGTAGAGCTGACACCGCCTGCAGTATTGACATTGCCAGCAATGACATTGCCAGCTATAGTAATCAGTCCCAAACTGCTGATGTTGCCGCCAGTGACATTGCCGGTGGCTGACATTATACCAGTGCTCTTTAAATTGCCTCCAGCCACATTGGCTGTGGTTGTGACATTGGCGGTGAGATTGATAGCACTGAGCACATTACCACTCAAACTCAGAGTGGCAGAAAGCAAGTTGCCGCTGGTGACATTGCCTGCTGCTGAAACAATCCCGCCAGTGAGCACATTGCCACCTGTGACGTTGCCAGCAGCTGAAACAAAGCCTGCAGTCAACAAGTTGCCCACAGTGGTATTGCCCACAAAAGTATTGCCTGTGGCCACAACACTGCCCACAATATTGCCACTCACATACAAATTGCCGTTGATGCCCACACCACCGCTGACAACCAGTGCACCTGAACCTGCACTGGTGCTGTCTGTGGTTGCTGCAACAGTGAGTGGGTTGGTATAATAGTTTAAAGGACGATTGAGGTCAAACACAGTGAGACTGGCGCCACCATCTGAGGTTGAAAAATCAAATTCATACGTGCCTGAAGCGGCCAGAGTAATAACCCCTGCATTGATGCCTTGTATGCCCAGTGTGCCCTGAGTCACTGCCGTGGGCAAAGTAATGGTTTGTCCAGTGGTGCCAGTGATCTCCACACGCACTTTGCCGTAGGCGCCTGCAGCAGGCCAAGTGTTGGCAGTGAATGCCAAGTTGATGTTGCCGCCCATGACTATGCTTTGATATGGCCCTGCACTGGCGTCAATGTTGATAGACCCAGCGGTATTGGCTATTTGTACCAGTGTGCCCGAAATACCCTGTACACGAGCATTGTACACCAGATTGTTGCCCACATTGTTGTCCAAAGTTCCGCCAGCCAGTGCTGATTTCAATATGGCTTTTGATTGCAAGTCATCAATTTCAGTTTCTGCAAATTCAAAATTGGTTTTTATATTGGTAAAATTGTCACGGAAACCCTGGGTGCTGTTGGGCACGCCGGCTATGGGAAAATTTCCGTTGACATTGTTGGGGTTGATCTGGCTGGTCATTGCTGTTCCTTGTATTAGATATTTATTGTTTAGGTACAACCGCTAAATAATCCAAAGGTCCTTGAGCACATGCAAAAAAAAACACGCAGCATACTAGAAGAACTAGATACACTGTACATAGAACGCGATCGCCAGGCTGTGATTGAAACCAGGGCCAGCAATGTGATAGCCACAGCTATTCGTCTGCTGGAACAGATTGATGCAGAATATCCTGCTGATCAAGCAGAAAATCTCCAGCGCAAACTGCTGAATGCCATACGTCATCGGGACACTGGCAAGTTTTCAAGGTCTGTAAGGAAAACTCATGCAGATATTTGAAATTACACAGAAATCCGTGACCAACGAAGTCAATGCAGGCGCAGTGGCAGCAGCCCTGGCCAATCGGGCCCGTACGGCTGTGTTGCAAAAAGCTGGCGTAACTGATCCCGAAGACAACAGCACACCTTACGGCGACACTCGTGAACGGGCAGCCCAACAAGTTGACCCAGCCATAAAAGAACAAGCAAAGACACGAGTCAACGCTTGGCAGCAGGCCATAGCACAGCTTTGCCAAAGAGAAGGCCGGGACAATGTGGCACAGCTCAGTTCCAACAGCAAAACTATCTTGATGCGTTCGCTTGTACAGCAATTGCACGAAGTAATGATGCGAGGCCTGATAAGAGACTATACCACCTTGGCATCTGCTGTGAGTGCAGCGCCTGATATTCAAGCTGCCGCAGCTGGCATCATACAAAGCATATCACAAGCAATCTCTGCCATTGAAAGCAATTTAAATGATGCCAGCAGTACCTGGATCGAAGACGCCAAGAGTGAAGAACAAAGTCAGTACAACAACTGGCTGATGCTGTGTCGCAGTGCATATCGGGCCATGGCATTGTTGCAGTTTGAAGGCGGCAGAGACATTGCAGTCAAAGCACCAGCCCTGAGACAGGTTGCTGGCATTTGGCAACTGAATCGACTCATGCTTAACGCTGTCAATCCTGCACACAAATTGTTGATTGACATGTCCAATCAACTGGTTGCAGCCGGTGTCGCTCCCAACATCAGCATTACTCCTGGCGGTGACTACTATGTGGGCACATCTTTGTTGGATCCTGCCGTCCCAGCAGATCAAACAATCATCAACTTGATCAAAGCCAATTTGCCATGAAAACCCTACGCACACTATTAGAAGGCGGCAACGTCTTCAAAGACTCAGACGGCAAACCACTCACAGGTCGTATCAATCAAAGCGATGTGCCTGCCACTGTGGCCTGGCTTGAACAAGTTACAGGCTTAGAATTTCCACGTGCTCGTTGGCTGGGATCAACAGGCAAGGCGCCCACATCGGGAGACATGGATCTTGCTGTGGATGTGAATGAAATCTCCAAAGATCAACTAGCAGCCAAACTCATGCAATGGATAGCCAGCCACAAACTACCCCCAGCAGAATGGATCAAAAAGGGCGGCGAAGTACACCTGCGCACACCCATACAAGGACGTCCTGAACTGGGCTATGTGCAAACCGACTTTATGTTCTTTCCCAACTTGGACTGGGGCACATTCTACTACAACCAAGGTGCAGGTTCGGCCTACAAAGGTATGAATCGTGCTGTGTTGATGTCAAGCCTGGCCAAACATCACGGACTTAAACTGGGTGCCAATGGTGTGTTCTCAAGAACCAGCAATGAATTGATCACCATGGATGCTGACGAAGCAGCACGCATGATCTTGGGACCGCGTGCCACACGCGACAACCTCAGCACTGTGGAAACCATATTTGCGGCCTTGGCCCGTGATCGAGATAAAGAAGCCAAGATCAAAGACTTTCGTGAGTACTTGACCAAGGAAGGCCTGCCGCAGCCTGACGCTGTGAAAGAAGACACAGAAACGCATTTTTTGGCACGGTTGCGTGATAGAATCGTAAACCAAGGCATGCAACCCCTGGTGGAAGCAGAGCCTGTAAATCCTTATAGAATTTACGAAGCAGAAGAAGCTGGTGTGGGTGGCAAAGCCAAAGGCATTGAACACCTGGAAGACTATGTGTTCCGTAACGGACTACCTGGTGTTGCCACAGCCTTGCAAATTGTACAGGCAGCAGCTGACTCTCCGGCCAAGACCACCACGGTAAAGTGGGACGGCAAGCCAGCTGTGATATTTGGACGCAAACCTGAAACTGGTGAATTTGTGCTCACAGACGGTTCGGGATTTGAAGCCAAAGGCTATGATGGCCTGGCCACAAGTCCACGCATGATGGCCAACATACAGCGCAACCGTTCAGGCTCAAGGGACGAACTGATTCAACTGTATGCCTCACTGTGGCCCATGTTAGAAGCAGCCGTACCTGCAAACTTCCGTGGTTATGTCAAAGGTGACTTGTTGTACATGGACACACCACCCCTGGAAGCCGGCAACTATGTGTTCAAACCCAACACTGTGCAGTATCGTATTCCTGCAAAAACATCTTTGGGCCAGCGCATTGGTGCCAGTGACACAGGCATTGCCATGCACTCCATGTACGCAGATGCAGGGGATGCACGTCAACCACTCAGTGGTGTGCGTTTCAATGATGTTCCTGGTTTGTTGTTGATTGAACCCATTGGCGGTAAAGAGATCGTGCCCGACGCTGGATTGATCAAACAAATCAAATCTGTGGCCAACAGTGCTGATGGTCGTGCCATTGCCATACTGTTCAACCCTGGAGAACTACGGGCTCAACAGATTACAGATCTAGCAAAACTGTGTGTGGACTACATCAATTACCGAATCAAACAGCCTGACCCTAGTTTTGATAACTTACTGGGTGAGTTTGGAGATTGGCTGCAGACCAAGGTCACACCTAAAAAATTCAACAACATTGTGGAATACTTGAACAGTCCGTCCAGCAATGCAGGCGCACTATCGGCAGCATTTACTCTGTTCATGCTACTGCACGACTTAAAAATAGATATCCTGCGCCAGTTGGATTTGAAGGATCCTGGGCACGAAGGTTGGGTAATGGCCACTCCTGCAGGCTATGCCAAAGCGGTAAATAGATTTGACTTTACTGCTAGAAATGCGGCTCAAAACAATCCGCAACAGGCGTAATTTTTACCAAAGGTATAAATAAAAGCAGGTCCACCAGGACCACTTAACTTAAAGGAAATTTATCATGGCACAGTTTACAAAAACAAACGGAACCACACAACCAGTATTTGCACTGGACGTAGCTAATGGTTCAATAGCAGGAACAGCAAACGTTGCGGCCCAAGGCCCAGTGATGTTGTCTGGCCCACAACTGCAATTCTTCACACTCACAGCAAACGCTGCACTTACCAATGCTGGTAATGTCAACGGTTACTTGAACAATGTGTTGCAAGCAGTTCAGTCTGGCGCTGGTTTGACAGTTCCTGGCGGCACTATTGCTTTCTATCAAGCAGGTGCCACAGCTGGTACTATCAACTTGGCTATCTACCCAGCCGGTGCTTACACAACTACTCAGTTGGTTGCTGCTGCTCAAACAGCCAATGCCACAGGCGGCGTGAACATTGGTATCCCAACTGCCAACGTTGCTGCTAGTGCAACATTCACTAACCTGTAATCAGTTCGGTATCAACACAACCCTGGACGTAAAAAATCCAGGGTTTCTTTTTGGCCGTAAATATGCACATAATGAAAGTCTTGTGCCGCACCCTTTTTGATTGTACCCACACTGGTATTACAGGACATCTCCGCCCACAGCATTTGCCATTCACTACCAAAACAGGCCTGGTGATTCACACGCCCGAACAATGGAACCGTGCTAGAAATCAACAACGCAACTGGGAAAGTTTGTTGCAAATAATGAGCCTGCGAACACAGCCCATGAATGTTGTGACACCCACAAAACACACTGACGGCTGGCATTTTGCGTTTGAAGTTGAAGCCGAAGGGGTGCTTGGCAGCAATTTTGGCAGTGATGAGTTGGCAGGACTTGTTGGCGACTGTGAAGGTGTGCCCATGGTCACAGGCCTGGACGAAGCAGAAGTGGTTGCTGCAACCTTGCATGCTCAGGGCGCCAATCAAAACATTTGGTTCTCAGCCATAAATACGCCATTGGAGCCCGACCATGGTTGATACCACTGACATTGAAAAGAAAAGTCTTGAAGCCCACGTTGAGCTGTGTGCAGAACGTTATCGCATGCTGGAACTCAAGATAGAAACAGTGGAGAATGAAATCTCAGCAGTCAAGCACATGGTCACAGAAGTGCATGGCATTGTGCGCAAAATGGGTGAAAAACGCAATGATCAGTTGATAGCCTGGGGCATAGGTATCATTGGTGTTTTATTGGGTGCAGTCGGCTGGCTGGCCACACACTACGTTCGTACCTTATGACCCGCGAACAAAAATTAGAACGCTTTGCTGAGCGTGAACTCAAACGTGTGTACACTGAACTCATCATTGATGACGAACAAGGTGGCTATGTTGCGTTTGGGCGTTATCATTTACGACCAGACTCAGCCGGCTTTGCAGTGTATCACAGTGACGATCTTGTGAGCCGATTCAGCAGCAAACGAACTGCCATGAGCTGGTGCGTGGCCGACAATGCCAAACAATACAATCTGGCTAGAACTATACAAATTCTAGACAACAAACAACAGAGCTTGGCAGCTGACATACACTGCCGTCGCAGCCAAGCTCAACGCAGTGTTAAATCGCAGTTTTCTGAAACTGTGATGACCAAGCTGTCAGTGAAAATTCAACGCTATCACAGTGTTCAGACCGAACTGGAAAAATGTGTAAATTCGGCTAAATATCTACAACTAAAAGGATTCGCAAAATGAAACTGCAAGAACTAGCTGCACCCAAAGTCAGTAAACAAATCACTCGTGTGTTCGAAAGCTACTTTGGATCAAGCATTGACTTTGATAAACTGTCTGGCTCACAAGCTAACACAATGCTGCGCAAGGTACGTGGACTGCTGGGCGAGCATCGTGACACCACAGCACGATATCAAAGCGAGCGTGATCCCAGCTATTTGAAACTGGTCATGATGGAACAAGCCCTGGCCACTCGTGTGCGAGAAACACAACCCGAAACACCACAACGAGCAGCCGTGGCCAGAGATATTGCTGTGAAAAACATTGCAGATCCCAATCTAGAACGAGCAGTGAACAAAGGTGCTCGTGGCATGGGACTCACACCCGACGAAGGTCGCACAGTGGCCAACAAGATCCTGCAAACTGAACAGCGTCTGCGCAGAGCATATCGCACTCTCAAAGAGTCTGAAGTACAACAAGCACAAGTGGTGTTGGCAGCGCAAGACATGGTTGATCAAATGCAAAAAATGATTGAAGATACCACCAGCATGCAATTCAAAGAATTGCCAGCCTTGGTCGACAGTATTCGCAATCAAGTTGGCATTGACCAAGCCACACAATTCAACACTGATGTTTCTGGCGCACTGTCAGGACTGGTACAAAATTTACAAGGCGCCAAACAACAACTGGAAACTGCCTTGGGCGTGGTCACGGGACAAACACCTGCACCAGTACCTGGCGCAGATCTAGCACCTGATGCAATGGCTGCCGCAGGCCAGGTGCCTGGTGGCTTGCCAGCTGGAGACCTTGAAGCTGGTGCGGCTGCAGAACCTGCTGCAGAAATGCCGCCCGAAGAACCAGCACCAGCTGCTGCTCTAGGTAGAAAGCGTAGATGATATGCGAATCATTGATATAATTAGAGAAGCTGTACCACCACCAAAACCATTACAAATACTACCACAGGGTGTGTTCACTCCTCCACCTGCCACAGCTAAACCAGCACCAGCGGCACCTGCCACAGCTAAACCAGCACCAGCGGCACCTGCCACAGCTAAACCAGCACCAGCGGCACCTGCCACAGCTAAACCAGCA